TTGGGAATTTTTGGTGGCGGACAGGCCGCTTATCCTCCGATGTCGCCGCAGGCCCTGCCGCCGGCGCCTGAACCTTATCCGTCGATGGCCGATCCGTCAGTGCGCGAGGCACGGGAGGCGCAGAAGAAGCGCGCCGCCGCCATGGCCGGCTATGCGTCCACGATCGCGACCGGCGGGCTTGGACTTACCGATGCCGCCGCCACCACCGCCCTGCGCGGCAAGACGATGCTGGGGGGCTGAGCGATGGCGCACGATCCCGCTCTCCGCCGTCATCTCGACGCCCGTCTCGGTGTCCTGAAGCGGCAGCGCCAGTCCTGGGAGCCGGGCTGGCGCGAGCTGTCGCGCTTCGTCAATCCGCGGCGCGGCCAGTTCTTCACCTCGCCCAACCCGGGCGGCCGCGGCGCTCAGGCCAACGGCGCCATCCTCGATCCCACGGCGCTGTTCGCGTTGCGCACCTTGGTGGCCGGGCTGATGTCGGGCGTCACCTCGCCAGCCAGGCCGTGGTTCCGGCTCTCGATTCCCGATCGCCGCGTGGCGTCGCTCGCGCCAGTAAAAGTGTGGCTCGATGAGTGCGCCGAGCGCATGCGCATGGTGTTCAATGCCGGCAATCTCTATTCGGCCCTGCCGTCGATCTACGAGGAGCTGGGCCAGTTCGGCACCGGATGCGCGATCGTCGAATTCGACCGCGAGGACGTGATCCGCCTCTATACGCTGTCGACGGGCGAGTACTGGTTGGGCCTCGACTGGCGCGGCCGCGTCGACACGCTGGCGCGGCGCTTCATGTATTCCTACCGGCAGATCGAAGCACGCTGGCCCGATCATGGCATTGCCGAGATCACCGAGCGGGCGCGTGGTGGCGATGCCGACACCGAGATCGCGATCCTGCACATGATCGAGCCCAATGCCGGCTTCGAGAAGGGCCGGCTCGACCAGGCCGGCAAGAAGTTCCGCTCGGTCTACTGGCGCGAGGGTGCTGGCCAGGCCGCTGGGGACATGGGCGGCGAGTTCATCCATCGCGGCGGCTATTCGCAGTTCCCGGCGCTGACGCCGCGCTGGGCGCCGATCGGCAACGATGCCTATTCGAAGGGTCCCGGCCACGACGCGCTGCCTGACGTGAAGTCGCTGCAGATCCTGAAGAAGCGCGAGCACAACGCCGTCGACAAGCACGTGAATCCGCCGATGGGCGCGCATGTCAGCTTGCGCGGCTCGGCTTCGTCGGTACTGCCCGGCGCCATCAACTACTTCACCACCCAGGAGAGGGGAGCGGGGATGTGGCCGCTCTACCAGACCGCTCCCGGCGCCATCGCCGAGGTCGAGCGTCTCGTGTCGCGCACCCAGGCCGTCATCAAGTCGGCCTTCTTCGCGGACCTCTTTCTGATGATCTCCGACATGGAGGGCGTGCAGCCGCGCAACCAGCTCGAGATCAGCGCGCGCCGCGAGGAGAAGATGCAGATGCTCGGGCCGGTGCTCGAGAATCTGCACGACGATCTGCTGCAGCCGTTGGTTCAGCGCACCTTCACCATCATGGCCGAGAACGGCCTCTTCACCAATCCGCCGCCTGAGCTGCAGGGCTATCCGCTCGACGTCGAGCTGATCTCGATCCTGGCGCAGGCGCAGAAGGCGGCCGATCTCGGCACGGTCGAGCGACTGTGGGCCTTCGCTGGCGGCATCGCCGCTTCGCGACCCGAGGTGCTCGACAAGCTGAACGCCGACGAGAGCATCGACGTCTATGCCGACAAGCTCGGCGCCCCTGCCGCCATCACCGTGGCCGACGACGTGGTGGCCCAGCTCCGCGCCGCTCGGGCGCTGCAGGCGCAGGCGGCGCAGGCGTTGCAGGTGGCCGGCGCCGTCGCCCAGGGCGCCAAGACCTTGAGCGAGACCGAGGTCGGCGGCGGCCGCAACGCCCTTCAATCCGTACTGGGAGTCTAGCGATGCACGATCCGAACGATGCGCGGCAGGTCCGCCGGGCTGAGCAGCGAGAGAAGATCGCGGAGGACCGTGTCGCCGACGACCTCCGCGCGGTGATGGCCACCGAACAGGGCCGTCGCTTCGTGCACGGGCTGCTCGGCCTCTGCGACATCAGGAGCGACGGCTATGTGTCGGGCGGCCTCGAGGCGCAACGGCACCAGGACTACGGCGCCGGGCGGCGCAGCATCGGCATCGAGCTGCTGGGCGAGCTCGAGCGGCACGCGCCGGAGATGACCGAGCTGATGAGCGCGGAGGCTCGCATCAACGAAATGGAAGGCGAAATGGCGGGCTGGGCCGCGGAGGAGCAGAACGATGGCTGACGCACTCGACACGACGATTGCACGGCAGGCCCCCGATACTGGGGAGCCCGATGCCGCTCGCACGGAAACCGCGCCGACGCCTGCACCCGGCACCGAATCGGTGGCCGGCCAAGCCGAGGCGGAAGCGGGCACCGAAGCGGCTGCCGATTATTCCGGCCTTCGTCTCCCCGAGGGTTACCGCGCCGACGATCCGGTGTTCGGCGAGGCCATGAAGCTGTTCGGCAGCGAGAAGATCGCACCGGAGACGGCGCAGAAGCTGATCGACTTCACCATCGAGCGTGACCGGGAAATCGCGCGGGCGGTGAACGATCACGCGGCGTCTTCCTGGACGAAGCAGACGACCGAATGGCGCACGACCTCCGAGAAGGAGTTCTCGCCGGAGGCGCTGGGCAATGCCCGCACCGCGCTCGCCCGGGTCTTTGACCGCCAGACCATCGCCTATCTGGAAGGCCTGGGCTTCACCAACCATCCGGGACTCATCCGCGGGATGGTGAAGGTGGCCAACGCCATCAAGGACGACTCGTTCGTGGGCGGCAATGCCGGCCGCGGGACCGGCGCGATGGATCCCAAGGCCCTCTATCCCAACTCGCAACACAACTAGGAACCAAAACTCCATGGCAACGCTTTCCGTGACCAATCCGACCCTGGCCGACTGGTCCAAGGTCCTCGATCCCGACGGCGGCATCGCACAGGTGATCAACCTCCTGTCGCAGATGAACGAGATCACCGACGACATGGTGTGGAACGAGGGCAACCTGCCCACCGGCCACCGCACCAGCGTGCAGACCTCGCTGCCGACCGGCACCTGGCGCCGCTTCAACGAGGGCATCGTGCCGACCAAGAGTACGAGCACGCAGATCACCGATTCGTGCGGCATGCTCGAAACCTATTCGGAGATCGACAAGGCGCTGGCCGACCTCAACGGCAATACCGCGACCTATCGCCTGTCCGAGGACCGCGCGTTCCTCGAGGGCCTGACGCAGCAGCTCGCGGGCGTGCTGTTCTACGGCAACACTGCGACCAATCCAGAACGCTTCATGGGATTCGCACCGCGCTACAACACGGCGTCGACGGCGACGTCGCAGACGGCCAACAACTTCATCTCGGGCGGCGGCGCGGGCTCGGACAACACGTCGATCTGGCTGGTCGGCTGGGGCGATCTCACGGTGCACGGCGTCTTCCCGAAAGGCAGCAAGGCCGGCCTGTCGATGAAGGACCTCGGCGAGCAGACGCTGCTCGACGCCGCCGGCAACCGCTACCAGGGCTATCGCACGCACTACAAGTGGGATGCGGGCCTGACGGTACGCGATTGGCGGTACGTCGTGCGCATCGGCAACATCGACGTGTCGGACCTCGCAGGCTCGACCCCGGCCGATCTCGTGAAGCTGATGATGCGGGCGATGAACAAGATCCCCAACATCAAGATGTGCCGGCCGGCCTGGTACATGAACCGCACCGCGAAGCAGTGGCTGGACATCCAGCGCAACCTCGGCGCCTCGGTCGCGGCGACCACCAACAACACCAACATCCGCCGCACGCTCGACGAGAGCGACGGCCGGATCTTCGACAGCTTCGGCGGCATCCCGATCCGCAAAGTCGACCAGATCACGCTCGCCGAAGCGACCGTGTCGTAACCGGCCGCCAGGAAAGGACACAGACACCATGATGTACGACAAGCTCAATACGTTCGGCACCGACCAGGCGGTCACCGCGACCGCCGCGTCGACCGACATCGTCGATCTCGGCGCAGCCCGCGACATCGGCAACGGCGAGCCGCTCGAGCTGGTGATCCTCGTCACGCAGGGCGTGACGGCCGCCGGCGCCGCGACGGTCACCTTCACCCTGGAGACCGACGACAACGCGGGCTTCTCCTCCCCTGTCGTGCTCGCGAGCTCCGGCGCGATCGGCAAGGCAGCACTGCCGGCCGGCACCGAGGTGCTGCGCGTGAAGGTGCCGCTCGATGCCGAGCGCTACTTGCGCACCAACTACACGGTGGCGACCGGTCCGCTGACCGCGGGCACGTTCACCGCTTTCCTCGCCCATAACCGCCAGGCCAGTAGGGCCTACGCGTCGGGCTTCATCGTCGGCTGAACGGAGGTATCGCATGGCCAAAAGCGAAAAGGCCGACAAGGCCGCCGAGTACGTCGTCGTCGACAATCCTTTCTACGACGGGGTCCAGCTCCATCCGATCGGCGCACGTATCCTGTGGTCCGGACCGCCGGGCCTGTCGCTGGTTCCGGTCGACGCGCCGCGCCGCCGCAGCGCCGGTGACGCACCGATCTTCGGTGATCCGCTGGCCGGCCGCGGCGACGGGGCGCCGGTCAAGGCCGCCAAACCCGGCGACCAGGTCGTCCTCGTCCAATGATCGTCATGCCGTGAGTGCAACTGGGGCCGGTCTTCGGGCCGGCCCCTCCACTGCGAGGAGAACAATCCATGGCTCAAGACATCGCCTACCAGTCCACCGTCCAGCGCAACGCCGTCCCGGTCTCGGAGACAAGGCCGCTGCCGGTCGTGCTGACGAATCTCACGGGAACGGCGCTCGGCAGGTCGACCGTCACCATGACCGGCGTCTCGGCCGAACTGGTTCCGGCCGACGCGACACGGCGCATCGTCATCGTGAGCAGCGCGAAAGCCAACGGCGATGCCGCGTTCGATCTGACCGGCGGAACCTGCGCGCTCGACACCGGCATTCCTCTGTCGGGCGGCGACACGGTGCAGATCACGGGGAAGGAAGCGCAAAGCGCCATGACCCAGATCGGCACCAACGGCCAGAAGCTCACCGTCTACGTCGGGGCCTGAGCATGACCATCGCCTTCCTCAACAGGGCGCGCGGCAGCGGCAGTACGCGGGCTTTCGATGCCGATGTGCTGGCGTGGCGCGATGCGGTCGTGGCCAACGGCAGCTCGGTCTCGCTCGCGCGGCTCGTCATCGTCGACCAGTTCGTGTTCAGCGAGAAGGAGTCCGGCTGCTGGGCGTTGACTGACGACTACCTGGGCTTCTGGGCGGAAAATGCGGCGCAGGCGCTGACGTCGCTGAAGCAACGGCGGCTGGCCGCCGCGATCAACTCACCGATTTTCACCGCCGACCGGCATTATGCGTTCGACGGCTCCACCAGCTACATCGACACCGGCTTCATCGCCAACACGCATGCGTCATCCATGACAGCGTCCAGCGTTCATATCGAGTTGTATGAGCGCACCGACGTCAATGGAACCGCCAATGCCACCGCATTGGGCGTTACCTCCGGCTCCAGCCGGAGCATGCGGGTTATCACGCGGAACAACAGCACGGCTCTGGGATATGCCAACGGCGGCTCTGCCACGTTCACCCTGCCGTCGAACACCAGCCTGGGCTTGACGCAGCTTGGCCGTCTCAGCGCTACGGCCGCCGATGTCTACGGCTACAAGAACGGTGTTTCGATGCCACGGACCGTCGATCCGGGTGCGGTCGGCGCGCCGCTACCAAGCCACAGTCTCTTTGTCGGCGGGCTCAATAATCAAGGGGTATACAATTCAGGTCGTACCGCTTCGGTAGGCTTTGCGGCTTGGGGCGCGGCTCTCGCGAGTGGGCAGTGCCTGGCCCGCTACAATGCCGTCCAGGCATGGGCGACCTCGGTGGGAGCGAACGTCTGATGCCGACGTTCATCCTCCTCACCAGCGAGCAGGCCGACCATGTGCGCGGCCCATCGATTGTCGTCCCGTCCGCAGCGCTCCAGCCGATCGAGCGACAGGGTGGTTTGTCCATTCTTGGTGTTGGTGTCCTGACCGATACCGCGCACACGGCACATTGGGAATACATCGCGCTGCTGCCTCAGCTCGACGACACCGATCCCGCGTTTCCTGGAGAAGTCGCATGAGCGACACACCGCCCATGGGCAAGACAGGCCTCGGTGTCCAGGCCTATCGCTGGATCGTTGCGGGCGGCATGGCGCTGCTCGTCCTGCTCTCGCAGCGGACGCTCGCCACGCTGGACGACACGACGGCCGCCGTCCGCAGCCTGCAGGCCCAGGTCGCCGCCATGCAAGGCGCGACCGAGAGCCGGTTCAATGCCCATGCCCAGCGGCTCGACACCGCGGACCGACGCAACGACGCGCAGGACGTGAAGATCGACGGCCTGTGGCAGCGACTGTGGTCGCCTGTTCCCACCACGAGGATGCCATGAGCAATACCGTCAATTCGCTGCTGGTCACCTCCGAAGAAGGGCTGGACCTGATCAGGGTCTCGGAAGGGCTGGAGACCGAAGCCTATCCCGATCCCGGCAACCGCGTGACCGGCGAGCCCTGGACCATCGGCTACGGTCACACGAGAGGCGTGCGCCGTGGCGATACCTGCACCGAGGCGCAGGCCACCGAATGGCTGCGTGCGGATCTGCAGGCGGCGGAGGGCGCCGTGCGCCACCTGGTCGACATGCCGCTCACCCAGGGGCAGTTCGATGCGCTGGCGAGCTTCGTCTTCAACGTCGGGCCGTCGGCTTTCGGCAACTCGACCTTGCTGCGCCTGCTGAACGGCGGCGATTACGCCGGCGCCGCCGATCAGTTCAAGCGCTGGAATCGCGGCGCCGATGGCGTGCTGCCGGGTCTTGTCATCCGTCGTGCGGCCGAACGCGATCTGTTCCTTTCACAGGAGGCCTAGATGCCCTTCCTCCCTCTGCTGCTCGGTCTCGCGCCGACCGTGGCTTCCTGGATCATGGGCGACAAAACGGGCGCCGCGGTCTCGAAAGTGACCGGCATCGCCCAGGAGATCCTGGGCACGTCGGATGCCGCCGGCATCGAACGGGCGATCTCGACCGATCCCAACCTGGCGCTGCAGTTCAGGATGGCGGTGATCCAGGCCGAGGCCGATGCCCGCCGGCAGGCGTTCGACACGCTGCAGGCCGAGCTTGCCGACGTGGCGAGCGCGCGCAGCCAGACGGTCGAGCTCGCGAAGGCGGGCTCGGCGATTGCCTGGGGCGCCGTCGCCGTCAGCCTGCTCGTGACCGCTTCGTTCATGGCGGCGCTGTGGTTCGTGGTCCGCCAGGAAATCCCGGCCGCCTCGCGCGAGATCGCCTACATCCTGCTCGGCACCCTGGGAGCCAAGTTCGGCGACATCGTCGCCTATTGGGTCGGCTCCAGCTCGGGCTCGGCGCAGAAGTCCGCGGCGCTGGAGAAGGCCGTGGCGGCCGGGGGAGGGCGCTAGATGGCGACCGACATCGACATCGGCAACATGGCGCTGTCGCGGCTGGGCACGCGCGCCACCATCGCCGACCTGACCGAGAACAGCACCGAGGCCCGCCAGATCGCGCTCTGGTACGCGCCGGTGCGCGACGACCTGCTGGGCCTGCTCGACTGGAACTTCAATCGAGTGACGCAGGCGCTGGCCGCCTCCGGAACGACGCCGGCGCGATGGACTTCGAGCTACGCCTATCCGTCGGACTGCCTCAGGATGAGACGGCTCGATTTCAGCGGCGCGAGCTGGATCGCCGGCGAGCCGGCGACCGGCTTCGAGATCGCGTCCAATGGCAGCGGCACCTTCCTCTACTGCAACGAGGGTCAGGTGTCGGCGGTCTACGCCCAGAGGGTGACGGATCCGGCGCGCTTCCCGCCGGGCTTCATTCTGGCCTTCGTCGATTGCCTCGCCGCGGCTGTCGCGCACGTCATCACGCAGAAGGCCGACCTTGCCGAACGACTCGCGCGCCGGGCGCAGGATCGCATCGAGCGTGCGATGGCCGACAGCGGCAACGAGGGCGTGAGCCAGGGTGACAGGGACCGTCTGGCGCAGAGCCTCACGGTGCGCGGCTTCGACGGGAGCGCGCCATGACCGTTCCCTTCGTCCTGCCGAGCTTCGCCGCGGGTGAACTGTCCCCCGCGCTGCACGGCCGCGTCGACCTGGCCAAGTACCAGGTTGGCCTCGCGACCTGCCTCAACTGGTTCGTCCACCCGTTCGGTGGGGCCAGCACCCGGGCGGGGACGGCGTGGGTCGGGGCCGTTCTCGATGCCGCCCGGCGCTCGCGGCTGATACCCTTCGCCTTCAACACCGAGCAGACCTACGTGCTGGAGTTCGGGCACCAGAGGATGCGGGTGATCAAGGACGGTGGTTACGTCCTGGAGGCCGCGGCGGCGATCGCGGGCATCAGCCGGGCCAATCCCGGCGTCGTGACCGTGGCCTCTCACGGCTATTCGACCGGCGATGTCGTGTTTCTCGACGGTGTCGGCGGCATGACGCAGCTCGACCGCCGCAGCGTGACCGTGACCGTGCTGAGCGCCGGCAGCTTCTCCATCGGCATCGACACGTCGGGCTACGGCGCCTGGACCTCGGGCGGCACGGCGGCGCGGCTCTACACGCTGGCCACGCCCTACCTAGAGGCCGACCTGCCGCGGCTGAAGTTCGTGCAGAGCGCCGACACGATGACGCTCACGCACCCGTCCCATGCGCCGCGCAATCTCACGCGCACCGGCCATGCCGCCTGGACGCTGACCGCGATCACCTATGCGCCGACCCAGCAGCCGCCGACGGCGCTGGCCTCGTCCTCGCCGGGCTCGGGCTTCGACTATGTCGTTACGGCCGTCGCCGAGGAGACCGGCGAGGAGTCGGTCGCCTCGGCCCCGGTGTCGTCCAACATCCAGACGTCGAAGATCACGTGGACGGATGCAGTCGGCGCCAACTCCTACAACGTCTACAAGGGCAAGAACGGCGTCCATGGCTTCATCGGCCGGGCAGGGGACGGCACGACGGGATTCACCGACGCGACGGTGGCGCCCGACACGTCCGACACGCCGCCCGAGGACAAGAATCCGTTCGACGCTGTCGACAAGTATCCCGGCTGCTCGACCTATCACGAGGGCCGACAGTGGTACGCCCGCACCAACCAGAAGCCGCAGACGCTCTATTCCTCGGCCTCGGCCGCCTTCAACAACATGAACACCAGCTCGCCGTCGAAGGATAGCGACGCCATCACCCGCACCATCGCCAGCCGCGAGGTGAACGAGATCCGGCACCTGCTCAGCCTCAACGTGCTGCTGGTCTGGACCTCGGGGGCCGTGTGGAAGGCGTGGGCCGGCGCGCAAGCCGATGTCATGACGCCGGCGAACTGTGCCGTGAAGCCGCAGAGCTACGAGGGGGTGTCGGAAATCCCGCCGATCGGCACGGAAAGCTCGGCGCTCTACGTGACGGAGTCGGGCCGGAAGGTGCGCGACGTGGCCTATGAGTTCGCGTCGGACAGTTTCCAGGGCCGCAACCTGTCGATCCTCGCCAGCCACCTGTTCGAGGGCAGGACGATCGAGGAATGGGCCTATGCCAAGGATCCCGACGGAATCGTCTGGTGCGTGCGGTCCGACGGCGTGCTGCTGGGATTCACCTACCTGAAGGAGCACGACGTCCATGCCTGGTCGCGCCATGTGACGGATGGCTTCGTGGAAAGCGTCGCCTGCGTGCGCGAGCGGGCCGAGAGCGTCCTGTACCTGGCGGTCCGGCGCACCGTGAACGGCCAGACCGTGCGCCATGTCGAGCGGATGGCCAGCCGCTATTTTCCCGATGTCCAATCGGCCTGGTGCGTCGACTCGGGCGTGCGCTACGACGGCTGGAATGCCGATGGCGAGCATACGTTGACGCTCGTCGGCGGTTCCTGGAATGCCGGCGAGGTGGTCGGGCTGGTGGCCGGCGGGCACGCACCGTTCACCTCGGGCTCGGTGGGGACGAAGTATCTCCTGCGCTCGGGCCAGAACCAGGTGATCGTCACGGTCTCCGGCCATACCGATGCCAGCCATGTCGATGCGACGCTGGACACCGCGCCGCATGCCAGCCTGCAGAACCTGGCCCTGTCCGGCTGGGCGCTGGCGACGGAGACCCTGGGCGGGCTCTGGCATCTCGAGGGGCGCGCGCTCGCCGTCCTCGCCGACGGCTCGGTGCAGCCCACGGCGACCGTCGTCGACGGCTCGATCGCGCTCCCCCGGGCCTGCGGCCGGGTCGTGGCCGGCCTGCCCTATACCTGCGATCTCGAGACGCTGAACATCGAGGCGGGCCAGCCGACGCTTCAGGGGCGGCAGAAGGTCGTCAACGAAGTGACCTTGAGGGTGAAGGACACACGCGGCCTCAGCGCCGGGCCGACCGCCGACCGGCTGGTCGATATCAAGGAGCGGGGGCCTGAGAACTTCGGCGATCCGACCCTGCTGGCGACGGGCGACGAGAAGGTGCTGATCGATCCTTCGTGGAACACGCAGGGAAGGGTCTTCGTCCGCCAGTCCAACCCGTTGCCGGCGACCGTCGTCGCCATCATTCCCAAACTCGAAGCCGGAGCCTGATCCCATGGCGCTGACGACCACGACCAACAAGGCGATCCACTCGGGCAACGCCTCGGCGACGGTGTTCCCCTATGCCTTCCCGATCCTCGATGCCGCGCACCTGACCGTGATCTACACCGGCGCGGACGGCGCCGAGACCGCCCTGTCGCCCAGCCAGTACGGCGTCACCGGCATCGGCACGAAGACGGGCGGCAGCGTCACCTATCCGCTGGCCGGCGCGCCGATCGCCGTGGGCACCAAGCTCACCATCGTGCGAACCGTGCCCTACATGCAGACCACGGTGCTTTCCAACCAGGGCGGCTATTATCCCGAGGTGGTCGAGGCGCGGCTGGACCAGATCTACATGGCGATGCAGCAGCTCGCCGAGATCGTCGGCCGCACCACCGTCTCCAGCATCAGCGACCCGGCGACCGAGCAGGGCAACCACGCGCTGATCCAGGCGCTGCAGGCGACCGTCGGCGGCCTCGACAGGCTCACCACGCAGGGCGACCTGCTGACCCGCGATGGTGCGGCCTACAAGCGGCTCGCGCGCGGCACGACCGATCAGGTGCTGAGCGTCAGCGGCGCGGACCTGGCGTGGCGGACGCCGGCCGCCTATCCGGTTTTCTCGGGGCTCGCCCGCCAGACCGTGGCCGCGGGCCCGGTCACGACCGCGGGCCTGCCGGGCTTCCTGCCGTCGACGAACGCCGCCCTGTCGGTTGCCAGCACCAGCGTCTCTCCGACCTGGCCGCTGGTGGCCACGGCGGCGGCGGGCTGGTCGGCCACGACGGGCGGTCCGGTCGATGTGATCGGCTACAGCACCGCCAATCTTTCCTGGACGGGCCTCGCCGCCAGTCGCGCCGCCGCGACGCCCAACTTCCTCTACGTCACGATCGCGAACGGCCTCATGACGACCGGCAGCACGCTCCTCGCGCCGGTCTACCAGTGGGGCGGGACGCCCGCGACCGCGAACGGCCAGTTCACCTTCAACATCGCCGAGATGCGCGGCTATCTCGGCAACGGGACGACCGCGCCGCAGGTCAATCTGGTGATGGTGGGCGAAGCGGCGACCGATGGGGCGGGTGTGATCTCGACGGTGGCCTATGCTTACAATGGTCGGTATGCATCTGCTTTCGTAAACACGTTGCCGGGCGTGGCAGTCTATATATCTACTAATCATAATATCGGTCAGAAGCCGCGGCTCGCGAAGCTGTTAATCGAGAATATTTCAACCGAACTCGGCTTTGCGGTCGGCGACCGGATCAGCGAGGGTCATGTCTCCGCCTACTCGACTCTCTATACGCCGGTACCGATCATCACTACGGAAAAATCCATCGGCTTTCAGACTGGTAGCTCAGCCGGCGTGGTCCTGCTGGCCCGCGTGACCGGCATTGCGACCCCGCTCACCGCCGCAAGTTGGAAATACGCCTTCATCGCGGAGCGTGGCTGGTGATCACCATGTGCTCTGCCACTGAAGAGGACGCCTGCGAACTGGCACCATTGCTGCGCGTCGAGGACCGGCTTGAAGTGATGGCCTTGGGGCTCGATCCGATCGAGGGTCTGCTTCAGAGCCTTGCTGGTGCGCGGGAGGCTTGGACCTATCGTACAGAAGGTCAAATTGTCTGCATGGCCGGTCTCACGCCGCGTAGCCTGATCGGCCGGACCGGTGTGCCTTGGCTGCTGGGCTCTGAACTTGTGGTTCAACATCGCCGTTTTTTTATGGTCGAGACACGCCAGATGGTCGCCCATTGGCTGACCCAGTTCGACTCACTGACCAATATCGTGGATGCCCGCTACGGGGCGGCAATCCGCTGGCTCCGGTGGCTTGGCTTCGAGATCGGCGAGCCCTTCCCGCTGGCCAACGGCAGGTTCAGCGTCATTCACAAGGAGGCACCATGAAAGGTTTCTATCATCGCAACAGCTTCGCGGCCGTCAGGATTCCCCAGCCCGTGTGGGGCCCAGCTGCACTCGCCGTGACCGCGCTTAGCACGATCATGGGTGTGGTCGGCCAGGTCGGGCAGCAGGGTGCCCAGGCACAGGCCGCGAGCGCCAACGCCGCTCAGGCCCGATACCAGGAGCAGGTCGCGGTGCAGAACCAGGAGTTGATGCGCCGGCAGGCCAACGATGCGATCCAACGCGGGCAGGTCGCTGAGGAGAACCGGCGACGCCTGACAGTCCAGCAGATCGGCCAGCAGCAGGCTAGGCTCGCGGCGCAAGATACCGACCTCGAAGGCAGCCCGATCGATATCCTGGGCGACACCGCCGCAGCCGGTGATGTGGAGGCCCTGACCATGCGCTCACGGGCAGCGTGGCAGGCCTACGAATATCAGATCGCCGGCGTCGGTTACGGCAACTCGAGCGTTCTGGAAAGTAACCGCGCGGCCAACTCAACGTACCAGCCAAACTATCTGGGCGCCGGCGCATCGCTGCTGTCGAACGCATCTGCCCTTGCCGAGAAGTGGTGGAATTTCCAGTTGAACAGCGGGGCGTAACGATCGTCCAGAATCGCTGATGGAGGGCTAACGAAGAATGTGCTCTGTGCATCGCCGCCCGGTCCCTTGGCATAGGGAATGGCACAAACATTGGCTGGTGTGAGCTGGATCAGTTCGGGGCCGAATGCGTAGTTACGGCCTATGAGACGATCGCAGTTTGAGATGTAAAGATAGGAGCGTTGACCGCATGTGCTTCCTCAGAAGCACTTTCGATAGGCGCTCCGAGTAAGAACGCTGTGATGAACGTCTAAATATCGGTTATGGGCGAAGAATTAGGAAGAGCTTTGCGAAGGGTTCCATCGTGCACTCCAATCTAGGCGATACCTCAAGCCAGTCCCTCGCATGAGTCCAAGGGTATGGAATAGATCTTGCAGATGCATGCACGGCTTGCACTCGTGCAGTCAATTTACATCGAAAGAGGACGATC